GAACGGTCCGAGAACGTCCTTGAGGGGCGCATACGTTTTCCGGGTCTCCAGACTCGGGCAGGTCTCGAAGCGATTGCCCTGAACGCGGGCGGACGCAACTCCCCCGGCTACCAGACGATGGGGCGGGGAATGTATCCGGCCACAGGCATCGAGGCCACAGTGATTCCCTCGGGAATGTTTCCCAAGTGGAAAGGCGAATATATTTGGTATGAAGACCCCACACCTGTTGCTGCTACTGACTTGGCTCTCGACGGCGGCGATGAAGCGGTCCACACGCTCGGCCTTTTCGGGCGGGCGACCGGCATCAAGTTTCCTCCGTCCATCGAATTCCCCGCAGGCCGGACCGTCATGTTCAAAGACCGCGCAGGCCAAGTTATTCCTCGATGGGGGCTTCTGGCGACTCAGCAGTTTGTATTGCCGAAGGGCGATACCATCGTGATGAAGGAGGCCATCATTTCGCTCAACCGCAAGGCGGGCATCAAGGGCGACTTCTACGCGTGCGACCGGACGGGCCACGGCGCGGGCACGGCGGACCTGATTAAGTGGGAGTGGTCCCAGTTGATTCACGACCTGAACTATTCGGAGTCCGCGTCCGAGTCGAAGATGATGTCGGAAGACACCAAGACGTGCAAAGAACAATACGACCGGATGACCACCGAGTTGTGGTTCGCGCTTCGCGCTTGGGGCGAGTTTGGATATTTTCTCCTGTCACCGGCGATGGACTTGGCGAAGCTTGCGCCGCAGCTAACGCAGCGCAATTTCAAATCCGCTGGCGGCAAGACCAAGGTCGAATCGAAGCGAGACTACATGAGTCGCGGATTCAGTTCCCCCAACGACGCTGACTCTCTCACACTTTTGGTTCACGCCGCACGCAAAGGCTCCGGGCTCATCCTCTCAATGCGCGGCGACAACGTGGACGTTCCGGGAGACTTGGACGACTCTTGGATGGAGGCCCGCTATCCGGGCGGCGCACGCATCGATGAAAGTAACCGGCACGACTATCTCGATGAGTCAATGAAACTGCCGACTGAAATGGGGGAACTGTTTTGAACACTCTCAACCCGAATGTATATCCTAAAGGCGGACACTTTTTCAAAGAGTCAGACGGCACAAAGATTGTGGCTCAGACATGGTCTGGAGTCGCCTCACGCGTTGCGAACTATCGACGCCGTGCAGGGATTCCGTTGGGAGACCCAACACAGGAAGTGGTTGACCAAGCGTGCTCGCGGGACCCCGGCCTATGTCGTAACGACAACGGCGTCCGCGCAGACCAAACGAAACGCGCTTCTCTCAAGTCTCGGGTTCTACAGTGGCTTGCGCTTGCGACGGCGAACCATGAGTCTCCGTGTGTTCCTGATGAAGTCGCCCGCGCTCGCGCAACTATCTGTGCTGGTTGTCATCTGAACACCGAAATCGGAAAGGGCTGCGGCTCGTGCAAGCAGGCGCTCGGCGAGGCGCGTAAAGAGATTCTCGGACGCACGCGGCAGGACGCTCGGCTTCACGGCTGCGCGGAGACCGGCGAAGACAACGCCGTCGCGGTCTGGCTCGAACGACCGACCATCGACAATCCGGCGCTGCCGGGACATTGCTGGAGAAAGAGAACACTATGACAGCACGCGTAATCATTCCAAAGATTTCATACTGCAAATTGCCGCCGGACACACTCGGCGAGTGGAGGGCTCCGAAGGGAATCCGCCCCGCCGTCCCCGGCACAATCGCCATCGACGCCCGACTCAAGGGCAAGTTAAAGATGGAGGTTCTCATCCATGAACTGCTTCACGAGTTTCACCCGGACCTGTCCGAAGAATCGGTCGAACTGACGGGGAACCTCATCGCGGAGGCGCTGCACCAACAAGGTTTCCGGGAGACCCGCGAATGATTTTCACTTTCATCAAGGCGATGGTCCTGCTCAAGTGGGCGCGGCTCCGGGGATACCGGACCATTTGCACTCCCCGCGAGGAAGCGACCCGATACACCATCTGCAAGCCGTGCCCTCAGTTTCAGGACGGCCAGTGCCGCCGGTGCGGTTGTCTGGTGGAGGCCAAGACCATGCTGACCACCGAACAGTGCCCGGACAAACGCTGGTTGCGAATCTGGGCCAAGCGCGTAACTGTTAGTTGAGTATGGCTCAAGACAGAGGCCCTTATAGCAGCTTGAACAACACGGGGTATCCCCAGAACTATCTGGGCTCCGTAATTCAATCACCAGCGATTGGGCTGGAGTCCGGCAAGCCGACCCAGAAGTCGATTCAAGACGTGGGCATGGCCCGCGATGTCATCAAGACTGTGGTGATGGCTGGCCGCAACCGTTCCATCGTCGCCTCGCGCATCCTCGCGAAGTATAACGCCGAACGGCCCTACGACGCCTACAAGCTGGAGGCCGAAGGTTTCGGCTGGCGCTCGAACTTCACGACCAAGCCTCTCCCGGCGATGATTGAGAAAGTCGCTCCGCGTTTCGTCGCGGCCATCGACGGGCTCAAGTATTTCACCAACGCTTCGCTGCCCAACACTTTCCAGAACGCAACCCAGAAGTCCGAACGCTTCCGTGAAATTATCACCAAGACCATCCGCGCTCGCAAAGGCTTCCGCACTCTCATCGAAGACATCGCTTTTGACAATGCGCTTTTTGGACACACCATCTGTTCTTGGCTCGACGAATACAGTTGGTTTCCGAAGCACTTCAAGCAGGACGAATCCTTCGTCGCGGACGGAACCAAGGCCGATGTCCGGTGGGCGCAGATAGTTGTTCTCAAAGAAGTTTACCTCCCCCATGAACTTTTCAATCAAATCAAAGAAGACCCCGAAGCCGCAAAAGATGCCGGATGGTCTCTCGCAAACTGTCGCGACGCCATCAACCGTGCATCCCCGGTCCAGATTCGTGACCGGCTTAACGTGGGCGGCACTCTGGAGACTTGGTATCAGAATGCCCTGCGAGAACTTACGATTGGTGCGTCTTACATGGCTGGCGCAAGCGTTATTGTCGTTTACTCGCTGCTCGCTCGCGAAGTCTCAGGCAAGGTATCTCATTATCGAGTGGCCGGACCCGAAATGCAGGAGATTTTTCACCGCGACGACCGATTCGATTCGACTGAGAGTTGTCTATCATTCTTTTCCTTCCAAAAAGGAAACGGCACGCTACACGGCAGCAAAGGGGTGGGTCGAGATATTTATGAACTGGCAGGAATGATTGACCGGACGCGCAACGAAGTCGTTGACCGTCTCATCATGTCCGGCAAGACTCTCGTGCAGGGCGACATCAAGCGCATCCACACTTTCCGAATGTCCGTCGTCGGTTCGACTATCATCGTCCCCTCTGGGTGGACTGTTCTCGAACAGAAAATCGACGGCAATGTCGAGGGGTTCATCAAACTCGATGCCTACTTCGGCCAGATTGTAAACCAACTCATCGGCTCGACCTCGGTGCCGCAGGTTGAAGGCGAAGCGTTCCGCTCGCCGCAGGCTTGGTCTCTGCTCGCGCAGCGCGAGGAAGAAGGCCAAGACGTTCGCATCACTCGCTTCATGGAACAGGCTACGAACCTTTTCCAGACCATGCAGGAACGCATCTGCGACCCGGAGTGCGACGAAGATGACGCCAAGGAAGCGCGGAAGCAACTGGCGTTGGAAATGACCAAAGAGGAAATCAACGCCCTCGCGAAGCAACCCGTTTCCGGGACCATCAAGGATTTGACGCCGTATGAACGGCAGTTGATTGCGTCCATCGCGGCGGAGAAGAAAGGCAACCCGCTCTACAATCAGCGCCAACTCGAAGTCGAGGATTTGACCGCGAAGGTCTCCGCCGATTTCGCTGAGAAGCTTTTGCTGCCGGACAACGACCCGACCGAACACGCGGAACAGGACCGGCTACAGCAAATTGAAATCATGTTGCTGACTGCGGGCCAGCCGGTGCCGGTCTCGCCTCGGGACAACCACCTGATTCACTTGCAGATTTTGATGCCCGCTGTTGAACAGCTTGGCGCACACATTCAGTCCGGTGAACACCCGACCACGGCGCTCGAAGCTTTCGCGGCGCACATCAACGAACATTACCAGCAGGCCCTTTCGCACGGCGTCAAACCGGCGGAACTGGCGCAGGTCAAAACTTTTCTCGACAAAGTAGGCGAGACCATCGCGAATCTGAAAATGTTGGATGCCCAAGCTGACCAGCACCAGCAGATGGTAGCCGCCCACAACGACGGTCAGAATGTTCCCCAAGAAGCCGTTCCCTCGGCTCAACCTCCCCCGCAATAATGGAAATCCTAGCTGGCTCCCTCGACTGGACCCCCAACGATTCTGAAAGGCTCGCCGCTTTTCTCGATTCGGAAACGGGCAAACGATTCATCCCCAAACTGGTTGAAGCCGCGCCGACATTGTTCGACGCTGGTGACACCAATCGAATTTTGATTAGGTCCGGGGAAGTTCTTTCATTCCAGAAAATCGTCAAAGAGATTTTGTTCCTCGCGCATCCTCCGCCCCCGAACAAGCAGGAGGCAACCGAGTATCCTCCGCTGGAGTCGGACACGCACTGGAATGACGGGCAGAAAATCGAACCCGAAACGAAACCCGAAGGTGTTGACCCCCTATCACTCTAATTTATGGCCGAAACAGTAATCCAAACCCCCGTCGTTGTTCCTGTGGACAACGCCAAGACAAACGCAGACCTCGCGGCGAAAGTTGCCGCGCAGGACATCATGGGCCAATCGACCGCCGCCGACCCCGCCGCAGACGCGGGAGACGCGCTCGACCAGTTGGCGAAACAGGCTGAGGAAGCCGCGAAGAAAGTCGCCGAAGGCAAGACTGCCGAAGACGACGCTGCGGCGAAGGCCGCTGAGGAAGCCGCTGCGAAGGAGGCCGCTGCCAAAGCTGCCGCTGCCGCAGAGACCCCGGAGGAAAAGGCCGCGAAGGAGGCCGCTGCCGCCGCTGCCGCCGAAGCCGCCTCGAAGGGCGCTGCCTCGGAGGAAGAACGCGCCAAGGCTCTTTTCAAAGACGCGCCATCCTTGCCCCAAGGTGCCGCACCGAAATCCTCGGAAGCTTTCGCGACGGTGAAGCTTATCGCCGCCCGCGAGATTGCGAAGACCGAGTCGGAACTTTTGAAGGTCAAGGATGAACTGGCTGCTATCAAGAAAGCCGCCGCGTCCCCGACCACCGAACAACTGGAGAAGGAAAAGGAACTGGCTGAGTTGCGCGAGTGGCGCGGCAAGCTGGACGTGGACTTCGACCCGAAGTTCAAAGAGTTTGACAAGACCATCGACTCCGCCCGCGAATTCATTTACGCGCAACTCCAGAAGTCGCCGGTCGTCACCCCGGAGATTCTCGCCAAAATCAAACAGTATGGCGGGCCGGACAAGACCAATCTCTCGAAGGTGTTCGAGGCAATGGGCGACCCGACCTTGCAGCGCGTCATCGAGTCCAAGGTGTCGGACATCTTGCACACTCGATACAACAAGGAACAGGCTGTTCAAATCGCGAAGCAGAACTTCACGGAATACGCGAAGGGCCGCGAGAACGAGTTGAACCAGTCAGTCACCGGACACGTCACGCAAACGAAGGCGCAGCTTGACACGATGCTCCCGAACCTTTCTTGGTTCAAAGAGAAGGAGATTGCTGCCGATGCTACCCCGGACGTGAAAAAGTCGGCGGAGGAACACAACAAGTTTGTCACCGAACTTCGTCCGCAGATAGACGCGGCGCTCGCTGACGACTCCCCGACCATGCGGGCCATCCTCATCACGGGCATGGCGCAGCTTTTCAACGTGCAACGCGAGAAGGCCAAAGTTGACGCACAGGTCAAGGCCCTTACTGCGGAACGTGACGCCATCCAAGCCAAGTGGGATAAAGTCAAAAACAGTGGCAGGACTCGGCTGGCCGAATCCGCCGCGAACCCCAATGCAGTTCCCGCCCCGGCCAAGAAGCCGGACCACACCGTCCCGGCTGGCGACGCTCTCGACGCCATCGCAAAGCAAGTGATGGAGGAACGAGAACGAAAGGCCGCAGGTGCCACTGCCTGACCAATTTGGGGCAGGCATCGAACTTACTCCAGTGGCTCGGCCTCAAGTGGTCGAGGCACTGGGGACTAAAGTTCTCGTCGCCAAACCTTGGCACAAGTCCGTTCACCCGCTCACTGCTTTCAGTGTGGGGCAACTCTGCGACCGGCGCAGGACGGCGGACATGCTGAATTTCGGCGACGCCTTCGTCGTCCACTCCCGGAACAAGTGCGCGGACGCTTTCCTTTCGTCGCCGCTGGAGTGGATGCTAATGATTGACGATGACATGGTGATTCCTTTCGGGGATTCAAAGTGGTATCGCAACGCGACCGGCTTTCCGTTCCCTGAACCTTTCATCGGGTTCAACGCGCTTGACCGGCTGCTCAGTTCCGGCAAGACCATCGTCGGCGCTCTCTACTCCGGGCGCTACCCGAAATCGACGCTCATGTATAACGAAGCCGGATGCAACCCGGAAGAAAATGCTTGGGCTCGCAAAGGTCCGCACGACATCGTGAAGCCGACCAAGTGGGTTGCCACGGGCTGCTTGCTGACGCACCGCTCGGTGTTTGAAGACATCGAGAAACGATTCCCCCGGCTACGTCGCGGCGGCGACAAGAAGGGCGGGCAATGGTTCACATCGACGGAGGCAAGTTTACTTGACAGAGTCCAGATGGTCCGGGACCGGCTCATCGAAGGTCCAATGACCGGCGAGAAAGCTTACAAGGCCCTCGAAGGTCTGGAGGGCGCACTCGCGGAGGCTCGCGCTGAGAACAATCTCGGATTCGGCGAAGACGTTTCGTTCTGTCTCCGCGCCGCTGCCGCCGGACACCAGCCGCACGTTGACTGCGGGCTCGTGTGCGGGCACATCGGCCACTGCGTCTATGGGCTCCACAACACCGGCCAGAAGGAACAAAGGCTATGACGAAAATTCTCATCGCTCTCCAGTATTGGTCCGGCGACCGCGAACACGCGAAGGCCCTCGGCCAATACCTCGCCGACCTCGAAGAAAAGCACTGTGAGTTGGCCGATATACTTTTGGTGAACCGATTCGACTGCCCCAATTTCCCGGACAACATCCGGCAATCACTGGCTCGCAAGTTCAACGTGTTCCAATATCGCACGCGCACGCGGCAGACCGGCTGGCCCTCGGGGTGCAACGGCCTGTGGACTTCCACAATCGAGTGGGTCCGCAGCATGTGCTACGCGGGCAAAGCGCCGCACTACAAGTGCGTGTTCACCTGTGAAGCGGACGGCGCTCCGCTCCGCCGGGATTGGATTATCCGCCTTCACTCGGCTTGGGACCGAGTCAATTCTATTTCGCCGGTCGTCGTTGCTGGCCCGATGGTGGGCAGCGACGCGCCGGACGCCCCGGTTGCGACCCACATCAACGGGAACTGTTTGGTCTCGTGCAGGCGCGACGCGCTCGATTGGATTCTCAGGACGGTCCCGACCGTGCATCCCTCGGCGGGGTGGGACTACGCGATGCGGGACGAGTTTAAGAAGCACGGGTGGGCCGGTATCCCGGAGATACAAAGCATCTACAATACGCCGCACTTCACGGCGGCGGAGTATCAAAGCTTCGTGGACAAGCACTGGGTTTGGATTCACGGCGACAAGTCCGGCGACTTAATCAGGCACGGACGAAAAGCACTTGACTTATGAACCTGCGCCACAAGAAAATCTTCGTCACCGGACATCGCGGGCTCGTCGGCTCCGCGATTCTCCGCAACATTCAACGCACCGGCGGGAAAGAGGCGCACGTCGTAACGGCGGACCATTCGGAAGTTGACTTGGCGGATGAGACGCAGGCTCGATGGTTCTTCTCGGTGCATCGTCCGGCCTACGTGTTTCACTGCGCGGCTTGGGTGGGCGGCATCATGGCGCACACCACCGAACCAACGAAGGCGATTCTCCAGAACACGGCCATCCAAAACAACGTGCTTTCGCTCGCGGCGGAATACGGAGTCGAGAAGCTTCTGTTCCTCGGCAGCGCGTGCGCGTATCCCCGCCGCGCCTGCGTCCCGATTCAGGAAAGTGAAATGCTCACCGGACCCCTCGAAGAAAGTAACAAGGGCTACGCGCTCTGCAAAATCCTCGGGCACGAGTTGTGCAAATCTTTCCGGCGCGAGTATGGGTGCAACTTCATTTCGTGCATCCCCACGAATCTTTACGGCTTAAACGACAACTATAACCCGTTCAAGTCGCATGTGATTCCGGGGATGATTCACAAGTTCCATTGGGCGAAGTTGAAAGGCGAAGACGTGACGCTCTGGGGCTCGGGCAAGCCGGTCCGGGAATTCCTTTGGGCGGACGACTTGGCGGGGGCGTGCATGTGGTTGATGAACACTTACGACGGCGAGGAACCAATCAACATCGGCTCGGGCGAGTATTGTGACTTGCACAAACTCGCGTCCCTCATCGCTTGGGCCACTGACTTTCGCGGTAGCATCCGGTGGGACGAATCCAAGCCGGACGGCACGCCGGTCCGCTATCTCGACAGTTCCAAAATCCGCTCGATGGGTTGGACTCCTAAGATGCCGCTCGCGACCGGCCTCACACTCGCGTATAGAGATTTTTTATCAAGACAATGAACTTACTCGTTTCCGTCCACTGTTACCAAGGCGACATGAACCAGATGGGCACTCTCTGGCCCGCGCATACTCAGCACGGCCCCGTGGTTGTCCTCTCGCCGGATGATTCGCCCGTCATCAAAATCGGCGCATGGTGCCGGACCGCAGGCAAGCGGTGCTACATCGGCCCGGATTCTCTGGACCGACAATTTCTCCAGTTGAAGGCGCTGCTCGATTTCGACGCGGAGTGGTATCTTGCGAACGACGCCGACTCCTGCGTCCTGTCTCCGCTATCGCGATTGCCCGACTACGTGGAAGCGCGGAAAGACGTTCTCTGGTCGAACAAAGTCCCGGACACAATCCACATCCGGCCCGACCACTACCCGTTGCCGCGCTTCGCGCTCCAGCCGCCGTATCTTTTCCATCACTACACGCTGGAGAAACTTTTGTCGAAGGGCCAGTTCCCGATTCACGACCAATCACTCTACGGGCAATACGGCGACTCGAAGTGGACCCAGACGCCTTACATCGACTGGTATATGATGGCGCTGGCCCATTACACGGGCGTCCCGACCGACCGATTCCCGGACGGCGCTTCGTGCCCGACCTCGGAATGTGCAGTCGGTTCTTCAATCCCCGGCGCTCGGCACTTGGGCTACGGCCAGATGATTGAGTTGGTCCGGCACAAAGGAATCCGGTTCATCCATTCGGTCAAAGACCCCAGTGTCTTCGCCGACCTCTGCCGCGCACGGACGGAATACCTCGCCGACCACCCCTTGACGAGTTGACCGATTTCGGTAACTCCTTCTTGAAGCCTTAAAAAGCCTTCGACGTGGCTTCACCGGAGGAAAGCCTATTTGCTGTCTGGCCGCAGCGAGAAGAAGTCCTTCCGGGTGGACGATTTCCCGGAACCGCAAATACGAGACGCGGGAACCAAGTTCTCCCCAAAACAGATAGGCTAAAATTATGGCTTTTTTCTGCGACGACCCTTCTGCGATTTCTGACATCGCCTCGAAGGACACAAACCGAATCGTAGGGACCATCGCCAAGGCACTCGCCGCTAACGCCGTTTACATGAATGTAATCGGGGGCGGAGTGTTTCCTTCCGGCACGTCCGATGCGATTCGTTCAATCGTGCAAATGCAGGCGGCTCCCGGCGACTCTCTCGCCATCCCGACTTTCGTTTGCGATACCGACATCTGCGGCCAGAATGGTTCGCAAGACCTCACCGACACTGTGGAGTTTACTCTGCGCCTCGAATCGTTTCGTGGCCGGGGTCCGAACATCTGCGTGAAGAAAGGTTACGCTGCCTTCAAGGGCTCGTATGTCATGGCTGAGGATTCGCTCAAGAAACTCGTCACCCAATACATCAACGCGGATGTCCGCGCTCAGTTGTATCTGCGGAGTGCATCGAAGTTCACCGCGAATGCAAACTACGATTTCAATTCGCTGTTCACCGGCGGACTTGAGACTGACTTGGGCGTGAAGTTCGCGCCGCTGTTGCCCACGGGTCCCATGACCTTCAAGGCTCTGCACTTCATCGCCCGCTACCTGCGGGAAGTGTTGTTCGCTGAGTGGTATGACTCCGGGCAGGGTATGCCGCACTTCCGCTTCATCGGCGGGTCCGACCAAATCGAGTATTTCCGCTCGGAAGTCGGCGTCCAGAACGTCATGGTTGCTTTGACGACTGGCGGATACAAACTCGGCGAGACGACCCTCACGGCCTACTCGTTTGAACAGTCCCCGGCTTACCGTGGCATCGCCTTCGGCGTTGACCAACGGCCTCTGCGGGCGACCGGCTTCAACGTGGACGGCACCTTGGCGCTCGTTGACCCTGTGGTTGTGGTCAGCAAACCCGCTTCCGGCACCGCTTTCGCGAAGCCGAATCCGGCTTGGCTGAATGCGTCCTACGAAGTTGGCGTGCTCATCGCTGACGGCAGCTTTGAAAGGCTCGTGCCTGAGAAGTATGTCGGCGAAGGCTCGTTCAAGTTCGCGCCGCAGCTTCACATGGGCGAGTTGGAATGGCACTACCAGATTGACAATCAGTGCAATCAGTGGGGCGATTTCGGCTGGCACAAATACCAGATTACTCGGGCATATCGTCCGCTGCGTCCGCAGCACATCATCCCGATTCTTTACAAGCGTTGTATCGCTGACCTCGGTTTGGTCAACTGTGCGACGACTGACGCGTCCAGCTATACTGGCGCTGACTCCTTCACGTCCATCGGCGTCTGTGGCGACGATGAGACTCCGGTAGTCGGCCCCGGCGTCCCCACGCTGTAAGCTGAACGACTCGCTTTTCATCCGCAAGGGTGAATGGGGGGTAGGGAACAACGGGGCGGGGCTGAATAAGCCTCGCCCCTCTTTCCAAAGAGCACGAGTGAACATCCTTCAAAAGATAGTGGGAGACGACAACCGATTCCTCGCACTTGTCAGTGTGAACTTTTCGGCGGCGGCGATTGTAGGATTCATTCAAAAGTTCACGCCGTATATGAACGCCGTTCTGGTGCTGGCGCAGTTGATAATCGCGCTCTACACCGTCATCCACATTATCAAGAAATCCCTCAAATCCCATGACTCGAAAAATACTAAAAGGCTTGGCCGTAATCGTGATGCTCGGCGCACTCGCCGGTTGCGGGACTCTGATTCCCAAGAAGGTTGAATTCTTCCAGAAGAAGGTTCAAGCCGTCCCGGAGAAGACCGCGTCCGAACTGGAGACAGAACGGCAGGCGGCTTATGCTGCGGCTCTATCTGCTCGCATCACTGTTGATGCGGTTGTGAAGAACAACGACCCGACCAACGTGGTGACGCCCGCGAAGAACACGGAGGCACTCACTGCCGCCGTTTCGACTAGCCTCGGCCCGCCGCAAGACATCCCGTCCGGCAACGTGACGAACCTCGCGAACAAAGTCATCGAGAACAAGGCGGAGTTGGACCGGAAGGTTGCCCGCTACGCCGACAAGGTTCAACCTCTCGTCGGAAAGAAAATCGAGGGCACCGGCCTGATTCGGATTCCCTATTTCGTTTACATTGGCGGCATCGTCCTGATTATCGTCATCGCTTGGTCCGTGTTGAAACTCTACGGCTCCGTGAACCCAGTCGTCGGCCTCGGGACCAACGTGGTTGGCCGCGTGAGTGGCAAGGTTCTGTCCGGCGCGGTCTCGGAACTTTCCAAGGGCGGCGAGTTGTTCAAGGAGAAAGTCCAGAACAGTGAATTGACCGCTGAGTTAAAGGCCAAGGTTCTCGAACTATTTTCGCACGCGCACGCGAAGGCGCAAGACAAGTCCACTCAGGACATCGTCAAGGCGCTGACCGTTAAACCGACACAGGACTAAACATGAGTTGCTCAAAATGCGGCGATTGCGGGAACGATAATCCGAACCCGTTGAATTCTTGCGACAAGCTTGGATGCGACAATCCGTGCGGGCACACCGGCCCGAACAATTCCGCCGCGTGCGAGACCCTGCCGTCGCAGATAGACAATTTCACGCTCCAGTTTTTCGGCGAAGTCGTCAAGACCGAAGTGGACGGCAAAGTCGTTTGGTCTCTGCCGTGCCAACTTGACCAAGGCTTGCCCGCGAATCCTCGCGGCGCGACCGAACCGCTCGGCTGCTACATTCTGCGGCTGTTTGAAGACGGCATCATCGGCGAACAGGGCGAACAGGGCGACCCCGGCAACGCGGGAACGAACGGTGTGGACGCTTACACGGTTGTCACGGCACCGTTCGCGACTCCTAGCCTTGAACATCCCTACGTCCAGATTGTTACACGCTTAAACGCCAACATTGTCACCGGCGCGAACATCTTCATCGAAGCCTCGGGCTGGTATAACGTCGTCGGCACTGACGGCACCGGCGTCCTGTTCTGCAATCTGATTTCGCGGCTCTCTGACGCAGTGGCGATTGTCCCTGTCGGCGCTCTCGTGGTCCCGGCGGGACAAACGGGAGTCGGCGTCAAGGGCGAGTCCGGCGACAAAGGTTTGACCGGCGACCAAGGCATCCAAGGTCCGAAGGGACAGCCGGGGAACGACGCCGTCTCCGTCACCCAGAACAACGGATTCTTTTTCACCACGACCGGGAACGACTACGACTTGCTCGCGTTCACGGACGAAGACTTTCATCCGGTCTGGTTCTCAGTCGCGCCGCCGCCCGCTCCGCCGGGGTATCCGCCGCCGACTCCGACCGCCGCCGACCCTCGGTTCACGCTGCCGAATGCCGGGACCTATTTGATTGTCGGCAAGACTGCGGCCAACGTCCAGTCGAACACGCAAATCAAGCTGTTCAGCGTCACCAACAATTTCGACGTGCCGGGAACGACCCAGTTGATTGCGCCAAGCGCGGCCAACGAGTTTCGTCACTGCCCTTTCGCGGCCATCTACACGGCTGGCGGCGCGGACACGATTCAGCTTTACGCCAGCCGCATCCTCGGCTTCATGGACGGCGGGCTCGCGGGCGCGAACAACACCGTTTACGGACTCGCGGTTCAGTCGGATGACAAAATCTTAGTGGCCGGGGTGTTCACCCAGATGAACGCGACTTCGATTCGCGGAATCTCTCGGCTCAACGTGGACGGCACGGTTGACTCGACCTTCAACGCGGGCGTTGTCGGACCCGCAGTCCCCGGCGTCAACGCGGGCGCTATCGTTTACGCGGTTGGCTTGATGGCGGACGGTCACATCGTCATCGGCGGAAACTTCACATCTTACACCGACTCTGCGGGAACGCACACCGTCAGCAGGTTCGCAATCCTGAACACGGACGGGACTTTGCACGCGGACTTGGTAACGTCTCACGCCGTCATCAATGACATCATCTACGCGCTCGACATCGATGCGAATAACATGGCAGTCATCACCGGCGCTTTCACCACTGTCGGCGGAACGGCTCGGCGGCGAATCGCTCGGCTCCAGACTTCCGGCGGTCCCGGCACGACCGGATTCTTGGACACAACTTTCGGAACGACCACCAGCGGTTTGAACGCCGTAGGCCGGACCGTCAAGGTTCTGGCGAACGCGCTCGTCATGGTTGGCGGGGACTTCACTCACGCCCTGAATAACGGCGGAGGAAACGCGTCTCACACCGGACGGATTGCTCGGTTCGACAACACTACCGGACTGCCGGACGCCACTTGGACCCCAAGCGCGGGAACAGACACCCAATTCAACTCGACCGTCTATTCCATCGAGGAACAAACGGTTGACGTGCCAACGACCGGCCAGCTTCTTGTGGGCGGCTCTTTCGCCACTTACAACGGGACCTCATCGCCGAAGTTCATTCAGTTGGACGCCGCAGGCACGATTGTAACGGCCTCGGCTGGTTTCAACAACGACGTTCACACTGTCGCGCTCGACGTGACGGGGAACATCGTCGTCGGCGGGCTGTTCACGAAATTCGGTCCCGCGACCACGAATCAGAATCACTTGTCTCGAATCGTTCCCGGCACCGGCGCTCTCGACACTTCGCTCGGCGACGTGAACATCGGAGTTGCTGCCGACATCGTTTACTCTGCCGTCGTCCAGTCCGACACAAAGATTTTGTTGGGCGGAACTTTCATCGCGGTCCAAACTATTCCTCGCGGGCGCATCGCTCGTCTCTTGACGGACGGCACGCTGAACACGGTCCCGGCTGGCGCTCAGACCATCCCGTATCTTTACACTGACATCACATGGACGCAGATTGCCTAAACCCAACGGGGGTCAGCGGACACAATTCCGCCGCGTGCGAGTCGCTGTTGAGTAAGACGGCGAACTTCACCGCGCAGATGTTTGGCGCAGTCACCAAGACTGACGTTGACGGCAAGGTTGTCTGGACTCTCGGCTGCGGCCTCGAAGACGGGCTCCCCACGGACCCTCGCGGATTCGGCGAAGGAGTCGCGTGCTATTTCTTTCGCCTGCTCTACGACAACATTCTGGAGTTGAAGGGCGACAAGGGCGACAACGGTCTCGACGGAGTGAACGGCAAGAATGCTGTCTCCGCTACGACCGCAGACTTTTTCCAGCCTGTGGTTGGGGACACAATCACGATTTCAGTTTTGGCAACTCGCGCACTTTTGCCCGGACTGATTGTGTTTGTCCAAAACTCAGGCTGGTATGACATTATCGCGAACGACGGCGACACGGTGGTTCTCACGCTCCGTGAGGCGCTCTCGTTTGCGCCGGTTGTCGTGCCCCTCGGCGCGGTCATCGTGCCCGTCTCTCCCGCCGGGAACCCGATTTCGGGAGACAAGGGCGTCCCCGGAGACAAGGGGCCGGACGGCGTAGCAGGCGAGGAAGGGCCGCAAGGCCGCGACGCGAACCCGAACATCAACGGCTATTTCTTCGGAGGCACCAAGTCGGACTTCGTGACGACTATCGTCAACAACACTCCGGTCCCAGTCCTGCTCGACGGCGCTTTCGTTGACATCCCAATCACCGTGGCCGGGACCTACTACATCGTCGGCACCACGAAGACCGTCGTCGGAACGTCCGCCGTGATTTTCCTCGCGCTCATCACTTGGGCCGTAGTGGACAACGCGACGAACGCGACGCTCTCGACCTACAACACGGAGGCGGAGGCGAACGCGGCAGTGCAGGCGGGCCAGACGGTTCAGGTGAAGATTCAGGAAGTGTTGGACACGACCTTCCAAGCGACGCCTTACGAACCTCGACTGCTCCAGACATTTTTCTTCACGGTGAGTCCCCGGACAATCCGGCTCTACGTGAACCAAGATAGTGCGCCGCTCGTGAAGGTGAAAGCCTCGGCGACGAATTTGAATTGGGTCCAAATCGCATGAGTTGCAAAGTGAAACACAACCGAACCGGATGCAATCTTCCCGTGGTTCACATCAAGGGAGGCAAGTGCAAGTCGGCGCGAGGCGGAACACCAACGGTCCGCAGTCCGCAGTATAAGCTGGCGGTGACAGGCGCGACCGCGAACGCAGACAAACCTACAGACATTTCCAATTTATGAGTTGCGATAACGGCGATGCGGGAATTCCCTCGAACCTTTCTTCTGATTGCTGCGGCCCCGCCGCTCCATCCGGGAGATACGTTTTGATTCCGGGACCAACGGGTCCGCAGGGCGAAGACGGAGTCCGGGGACATTTTGGTGAGACCGGCGCGACCGGCGAAACGGGACCCACGGGGCCTGTTGGCGGCACCGGCGGGGTAGGAGAGTCTGGAGGCACCGGCGGGACCGGCGGCACCGGCGAGGTTGGCGGCACCGGCGGGACCGGCGGAATCGGCGAGACCGGCGCGACCGGCCCGGACCGAAGCACGCTCACGCAGGATGGATTTTTGATGGGTCAAGAACCGGGTATGCCCCCACTGTTGCGGGTGAACCTCGACCACGGAGTCATCACCGGATTCACCCCGACCTTCGCGGCGACGGAAGATTTCGAGGCGTATGCGCCGGGGACCACGGACAACTTCGACCAGAATTTTGGATGGTCAGCGGGCGCAACTACCGGACTCATCACCGGCTCGGTAGCTGCCGCACAGACTTTCGGCGCGGAGAACAAGCAGGGATTCGACATGACGAACGGCGAATACCTTCGCCCGTTCTACTGGGGGAACCAGTGGACAAAGATTCGGTTGGGAATCATTGTTTCGATTCGCCATGCTGGTTCAAACATTACGAACACTCGTTTTGCGTTGGGTGTGAATAGTGGGTCCGTTCACGGGGTCAACGGGGCAACGATTAACTGGGTTGGCTATTACTCGAACACCGGCTTCACGTTGCAGGACATGCAAGTCCAAGGAACGCCGTCTTACTTCAAGAATCTCTCAAGCCGTGGTTACGCGGCAACGAAGGGAACGACTCCTGCGGAGACAGTCGTCACCAACTCGGGGCTCTTGAATTTCCCATCCTCAGATACTCCCGAACGGCGCGGAGTGCTAATCGTGGAAATCACGAAGGGGAGTCCTAACTATTCCATCGTTGTCATCAACAACGAAGACGGAAACGGACAGGGGGCTGCGTTCGATACTACGTCGGATTGGTTCTGGCAAAAGTTGTCCGGGTTTGATGATTTATCCTCAGCGAATTCGACGCAGGGAAACAACTCGCATGTTCTTTCCAAGAGTCCGGCGCTCGCCGTCGCGCAAACCGAAGCAGACGGAATTCTGGACAATTTCTCTTTCCATTATGTCGGAGATTCGGCCTGCCGCGTCTATGGAATGGGCGCTTTCAGACTCTACTGAAACTGGTAACTATTACTTGTATGGAAGACCTTCCTATCAATCTGCAACAAGAGGGCTACGGGCTGGCGACTCCGTCAGACCCCGGCGAACCTCGGTATCCTGTTCTGCACTACTGCGGGCCGGAAGACTTGGACTTGCCGCAGGACGGCACGATGACGGTGAAGTTTCACGTCAAGCGCGAGACTAGCGAGGTTGACCGCAAGACCGGCAAGCACAGTTACGACTGCGACATCGAGATTTTGTCCATCGAGAAAGTCAAGGGCGAAGACGTTCAGGCCCCGGCCTCAAGCGGCAACGACGCCGAAGACGCGCTCGACAAAATCCGCGAGGAAATGGAACACGACTCCGACTACGGCAAAAACTAATGTTCACCGTTGACGAAATTTACGACGACGCCGTCCAGATTATCGGCGAGAGTGACAACCGAAAAGTTTTCCGGTGGTTGTCTGACGCCATTTCGATGACGGCCAATAAAGCCGACCTCGAAGGATGGAAAGGCTACCTCGACATCTGCTCCGCCGGATGCTCGTGCGCCGAAGGTTCGACGTGCAACAATCCCGCAGGCTGCGGACGGCGCTGCATCGCGCTGCCGCGTGAAGTTGACACCGTCATCGGTGTGAACATCGGCGGGCAACCAGTGCTCGGGTATCACCAGCTTTTTGAATTCCATTTGAACGGCCCCGGCTCGTGCCGGACGGTCTGCGAATGGAAGTGGCAGGACCAAGGCGGCGGGCACCCGACTTATCGGGAACTTGTCCGGCCTTCCAAGATTGTCGCGCACTTGGGGAGTGTCGAGGACAACGGCAAGAAAGTAATAATTTATGGCTACGATGACGCGGGGCACATTCTTCGTCGTCAAGAGAACGGATGTTGGCTTGACGGCTATCGTGTGCCCACAATGTATGGCTTGGCTATTCCAGACACCGATGCGCCTACAATCGCTCGCATCACGGGTGTTTACAAGCAACCCACGGTTGCAGAAATCAGTCTGGCAACTACAGACAGTTCTGGCGCTACTGGCACGTTGCTTACTGTGATGGAACCGGACGAAACGCTTCCGCAGTATCGCCGGATTCAACTGAACCGCTCGTGCAACTGGGCGCGGATTGCTTTCATCCGAATCAGTCCGAAAATCAAATCTCGGTGGGACCACATCCCGCTACGAAGTCCGCTCGCGCTGCTCATGGGATTGCAGGCGCGACGGTGTTACAAAGATGTCACGCGAATCGCGGAAGCGCACAGCTACGAAGCTGACGCGCTCCGTTTGGAATTGGAAGCGCAGCAGAAGGCCGAACCGCCCGTGTTCATGCCGATGCAAGTCATCGATATGTCGAACCCGCGTGACAAGTATGACTACGACATCCGGTAATGCAACCCACGAATCCGCCAAATTCGACCATCGACATCGACTCGACTTTCTTGCTCGGGTGCGAGTCCGATGTCTCGCCCTCGCAAGTCGCGTTGGGTTCGAGTTGGATGGCGATTAACATGCTGAACCTCGGCGGGCTATGGTCCTGCCGTCCCGGTTATCATTGCCTCGCCACTTTCCCGGACGGAAAGCTTCAAGGCGTTGCTCGGTTTCATCCGATTCTCGGCGAGGAACAGATTTTGGTTGCTGTCGCGGGCCGACTCTACGCGTCCAGCTTCCCGTATGTCGATTTTCACGTCATCGAAGGTCTCCGGTTCTCTCCGACCGCGAAGCAAATCTTTTGGGCGCTGACGACTCAGGCCACAGTTCGCGACACGACCGACTTTGCGTCAAGCATTTCGGTGATTGAACCGAAAAGCGTCTTGATAATTCAGGATGGCGGGCTCACCGCGCCGGGATGGTATGACGGCTCCAATTCCGGTCACATCAAAAACAACCTTTACGAGACTCCCGCCGGGGGTCCGATGGCTTGGGTGGGCGATAGGCTCTGGGTTGCGACCGACAATCAGGTTTTCGCCAGCGACATTTCCAATCCGTTCAGCTTCCGCGAACAAATTTATCTCGGCGGAGTCTCCAGTTTCTTCTTCTCCGCCGAAGTCACCGCGATGGTCCCGACTCCTAGCATCGAATCGCCTCAGTTGATGGTGTTCACTGGAATCAATGGCTCGATTCTGCAAGCGAACATCCGAAATCGCGACGACTGGCCCTCGACTCCGAACTTCCAAGAGGAAGTTGTTCAAGTCGGATGCCTCTCGAACCGCTCCGCGCTCTCGCACTACGGTCAAGTTGTCTGGTTTTCGCCTTCCGGCGTGTCAATCTACGACCCTGCGACCTCCGGGAAGCTGACAAGCCGCCTTCCGGTGCGCGACAACGAAATGTTGACTAGCAAAGTCGTCCTCTCAGACGATTTGACGCAAGTCGCCGCCGGTTCTTACGGCCAATTTCTCTTGATGAGTGTCCCGGCGGAGGATACGCACAATCGGCACACTTGGGTTCTCAATCACGCGTCACTTTCGACTCTCAGCGACGAATCCGGCCCGTCTTGGTCCGGCTATTGGATTGGAACGCGTCCGGTCGAGTGGGTCTCCGGGATTTTCGCCGGACAGGAACGAATCTTTCACGTCTCGGTGGACTACGACGGAAAAAACCGTCTGTGGGAGTCGTTCAATCCGAACCGGCTCGACAACGGTTGCCCGATTACTTGGGCGCTGTTCACTCGCGGCTATTTCGGGACCACGGCGCAGGTATCGAAGCCCGCAGGCTCCACAGTCCGCTTCCAGTGGGCCGACTTCACCGTCGCCGGGGTCGAAGAAGACCTGAACTTCGGAGTCTATTACGCCGGGGGAACGTCCGGCGCGTTCAAGCCGATTGCAAACACTTTGATTCGGTCAACGCGGGGCTCGATGGACGCCGAAACCGAGATTACGATGGACTCGGAAATCTTTGCGTTTAAGCCGCAATCTCGAACCATTCAAACTGTCGATGCAGACCAACAATCTGTTCTCACGAACGACGGTTCAGCCGGGGTTGAACGAGAGAAAATCTCGAACATCGACCGCTCGTTCCAACTTCTTGTCGTCGGACACGGGCCTTGCACGCTGCGGGAGATTCGGGCGTTCGCACTGCCAGACCCGGAGAATCCGGCGGGCAATCCCAAAGCATTCTGCCCCGAAGCGTGTATCAACGCCGTCCGCTACGACGGGCTCGCGACCAAGTCGAACAATTTCAAATCCGTGGTGGACGCTCTATCGGATGCCCCGGAATCTTTCTACACGTCCAGCAAGACCGTAGTGCTGGAGAAGAACGGATTCCGCGCCGTTGGAATCGGTTTCGCGTCCAGCATACTCTCTCAAGACGCCGCTGACCGTGTTGCGACAATCGTCGCGACGAAGCGGGCGGATAAAGATTTACAAGCGATGCTCCCGCCGGTTACGTCGGTGGGGCTCGGCCTCGAACACACCGGATGAATGTAGTCCTCGACAATTTATTTCTGCGCCGCCCGCGTATCGAATACGTGTCGCCCCCGATTTGCGAGGCGACCGTAATCACGTCCAGTTCTGGGGAAGTGGTCACGTCCTCGGACGACGAAGTCCTAATTGACCTGAACACCGATTTATGAGTCTCCAAAATACAAACCTCCTGATTCAGATGTCGCCTATCCCGATTACCTTCCGGGGCGGGCCGAACGACTTGGCGACCGAAATGGTCCGGCGGATGAAGATTCTTTCTCCCGGCGGCGCGAACTTTATTTTCATCGGCGACGTGGAACCGACCTCGAACGTCGGACCGTGGCTCAAGGGCGGGACCAAGTGGTATGTCTGGGATGAGGCAACCAAGCGTTACGTCCCGCAGGACATTTCGGACTCGTTCACCATTCCTTTTTGGATTGGAAACTCTCAGCCGTCTTCGCACGACCCGGAAGTCTGGTTGAAGACCGAGAGAGACGCGACGGACGTGGACCCGACCCACGGCGCGGCCATTGGCTGGTTTCAATGGAATTCGGTCACGCTCGCTTGGGAGGGAGTCAGTCCTATTGTCCGCTCGGGCACCACGGCGCAACGTCCGACCGCGCCGGAAGATTTGCAGCAGTATTACGACACCACCATCGGCGCTCTCATTTGGTTTGAACGCTCGGTTTGGCGGACGGTGGACGGCGTCAAGGGCGACGTGAAGCAGGTGGTCACGGAACTGTTGCAGGACGCTTTGACCCAGAACCCCGGATGGGCCTTTCTGGGCGACACGAATCAGTCATGGCGCGGGCGCGTGCTCGTCGGCGCTACCACGGACCCCGGCGTCAATCCGGCCAGCAACTTCCCGACCTCGCCGGGAGTGAACCCACAAACCTCGCTTGTGACATCGGGCGAAACGGTTACGCTGGCGACTGCGCCAAGTTCTGTGACGACCCCGCCACAACTGGCGCTCTGGACGCTCTACAAACAGTGAGAAACAGGTAACTTTTAAGGGATGGCTGTTCCTTTCACAATCAAACCAGTGGCGCGGCAGGAAGAAATCTTCGCTGCCGCCCTCGTCCTTGGCCCGCAAGTGGCAATCAAGCAGATTGACACGGACGAGACCACTGTCCCCGGCAGCATCGCGAAGAACCTCACGTTGCAGGCCATGTGCAATCCCCGGTTCAGCTTTTTCGCGGCCTACAGCGACACCGGCGCGGCGCTCGGATACATTTGCGGCGAACTGCGCGAATCAATTTACGTCCCCGGCCAAATCAACAGCTACGAGTTGCTGTGGGTGGTTGCGGACCAGCACCGGCGGTCTGGAGTCGGCCTCGCGCTGCTCGACGCTTGGGAAAGCCACTGCAAAGAGAAGGGGTGCAAACACGTTTACATGGGCCTGAGTGCCCACACTCAACCGGAGATTCTCCGAAAGATTTACGCCGCTCGCGGCTACACTCTGCATTCGGAGAGTTACTCAAAGACTTTTTAACATGGGGAACATTCTAGGATTCGTCGGTCAGATTGCAGGCTCGGCCATTCAAGCCGGGGCCACTGAGAAGGTCACTCAGATGCAGTTGGACGCGATTAAGCAACAGCAAAAACTGGTTTACAGTTCGCTCGACCCGAACGTCATCGGACCGCAGTCAACTCAAGCGGACATTCTGCGTGCTCAACAGCAGTTGGCGTTGCAGGGGCAGATTGACCCGCAACTTCTCCAGACGCGATACACGGCGGAAGGCGGGCTCAAGAATCAGCTTGACCAACTGCTCTCATCGAATTCCCCGGCGGACCAAGTCTCCGCGTTGGCCGCGAAGACGGCGTTGACCCCGACTCCGGGACTCGACTCCGTAAAGAACAAACTCGTTGACGCGGCGCTCGAAGATTTGAAGGCTGGCGCTACACTGCCGCCGGACGTGGAGGCGCAGATTGTTCAGCACGGGCTCGAACGGTCCGGCATGGTGACTGGAAAATCTACCGCGCAGGGAGTCGGCGGGACGATGCTGCGAACTATTTTCGGCGACGCGGGCGTCAAACTCAAGGCACAACGCGAGGCACAGGCCGCGACGCTGGCGAACAGCGCACAGCAACTCGATACGGCTCGGTCTCAGGTTCTCGGCTCTCTTTTCCCGAATCTCACCGCGCAGCAGACGGCGAAGCTGGCCTCGACCGGCGCAACTTTCGGCGCGACGCAGGCGGCAGTCCCGCAGGCCGGTTTGTCCGGCACGGACATCGCCAACATTTGGATGGCCCGCGTTGGCGCAACGAACCAACTCACCCAAAGCGCGGCGAACGCTGCGTCTCAGGGCGCGATGGCGCAGGGGCAAATCTGGGGCAACGCAGTCGGCGGCGCGACGCGGGCGACTCCCGGAGTTTACTCGAACATCCAGAATCAGTTCTCAAGCGGACAGCCCTCACAGGCGACGCGAGACGCGGTCTCGGCTTCCATCGCCGCAGGACCGCAGGACATGCCAGACTTTAACGCTGGCGCTGAGGGAGAATTTTAATGGGACTACTGAGTTTCATTGACCCGATTGCGGCGCAAGTCTTCGGACACGGAGGCTCTAAACCCCCGGCACCCAAGCCTTACATTCAGCCGAATCCCGTTCCGGTGCATTTGACGTTGCCGCAGGCGAACCCGGATTGGAACACCGCGACGGTGAAAATCCCGACCGCGTCTCAGCACGGTTGGTCTGGGAATTCGCTCCAGTCATACCTTCAAACATTTCAGCGCGGCGGCGGTCCGGCTCCCGGCTCGCAGTCCGCGACGAATCAGTCTCTTTTCCCCGGAGTGGGCGGTCCGGTTGCCCCTGACTGGAATAAGATGCCGAACGTGCAGACTCCTAGCGTGATGCCGTCCTCGGGTCCCGCCGACTTGATTCAGTCTCTCGTCAAGAATTCTGTCGGCGGCGAAATGTCCCCGGCGGCTGCGGCGCTCTATGGCCGGATGCTCGGCGCTACTCCGCCCCCGGCGGTTGCGGCGACCTCGACGACTACTGCGCCTCGGGCGGGCGGCGGAACGGCTCCGCTGTTGGCTCCGGGTATGCAAGCGGGAAGCGTGAACGGGAAGGCCAATCCGAACGCGGCGATTTACAACAACGCTTTCAAGGCAGGCCAAAATTCGCTTTACAAAGGCATGACGCCGCTGCAACGCTCGCAGGCGAACGCAGTTTACAACGTGACGCAACCCGTTTCCCCAACACTACAATAATATGGCTGGAGTAGGACAATCTGATTTACCCGTTATCTCGGCTGGCGTGCAGGCGGCTCCGCTGGTGACACCGGCGGACCCGAACACGCTCAACTCAAGCGCGGTCTCGAATCTCGTGGACGCGTTTCGGCAAGGCTTCATCACGCAGGACGACATCGTCGGACGAATCGGCGACATCGGCCAAGCGAAGAACAAGGCGCTGCTCCAGCAGTTGGGCGAGTATGTTTCGCCGGACGCGATTCAGGCGCGGCACAACGAAATTTCTCTCTCGGACCCCGCGACGGAAGCGAAGCGGTGGGAAATCGAACGCACGAAATGGAACACAGTTTCCAACGGAGGCGTTGACGCTTATCAGCAATACGGTCCGTGGTTTGGTCACGCCGAAGTGCCCACGAAGCCGGACGGCACCCCGGACTTCAAGGCGATGGGTCAGCTTGGCCAGACTTTCAAGCAACCGATTTACATGGCCGAAATCGCGCAGCAGGGTTTGACGCCGGACCCCGCACGCACGCAGGAGACGCAGGACGCGTCCGGCAAGAAGGGCAAGAAGTCCTTCAACAAGTTTGGTGTGGACATTTCTCCCGGCAGTCCCGGCGAATCCTACTACCGCAGCTTGATGGGAATGTTTCCGGGGAAGACTCCGCCGGGAACGGCTCCGAATCCCACGGCGAATCCCGCGAAGGCCGCTCCGGTCTTTGAAGGCGGCGCTGGTGCAGTGTCTCCGTCTGGCGCTCCTGCCGGATACGACGCGGACATGGGTGCTATCACCAAGAGTGGTCCGTCTGTCGGCGAGACTCGCGGCGACATCCTCGACAAGAACCAGAGTTTCAAAATCTGGGAGGGCAACAAGTCGAACATCGACTCGTTCCACAACATCGTGAATTCCATCCGGGAGAACGAAAACAGCACGGACCCCGAATCGATTCAGAAACGGCTGGAGGCCGAACGCGGGCTCGTCTATACTCTTTCGGAGTTGCAGCAGAACCAAGCGCAGGGCGCAATCCCCCGCTCCGTCATCACGGACTGGGAACACATCGTTGCGAATCCGAGTCTCTCGGACCGCGTGAAAAGCATCATCGGCAAAGCGACCGGCAACAAGCCGCTGACCGATAACCAAATCACGTCGCTGATTGAACTGGGCAAGAATCAAATCGCGGGCAAAGCTTCGGCGGCGCTCAGTGGTTTGAAGCTGGCCAAGAAGACCAATCCCGGCTCGCTCACGGACGATGAGGAAGAACTTTTGAACACCGGCGGACTGTCGGAGATTCACGGCTCTCGTGCAGAAGCACTGCGGAAGCTGCAATCGGGCGAGAAGCCGACTGCGGGCGCTGGCGCTGCACCGGCCAAGACAATCGGCACCGCGCCGATTCCCAAAGACAAGATAATTGTCACCAAACAGGGGCGTTTGAAGTCTCTCGGGGACGGCACCTTTTTGCCCCTGCCGTAAGTGGACAACGCCTATGAAATGGGCGACTATTAAGGGATGGCGAACGAGAATTCTGTCCCTGCGGACATCACCGCGAGTGCTCCAATGGTGGAACCGGCACCCCAACCTACGGGGAATCCTTTGGATAATCCTCGGCTTGCTGCGGTAATCAACCGCGCCACCGGCCAGCCTCAGCCGGTTGACCCGACCCTGCCGACCATAACGCCGCTGATTCAGCCCCCGGTTGCGCCGGTGACTCTCCCGGAGGGAACCGAGTATCAGGAGGAAGCCGGTCCCGTCACGCTCCCGGAGGGGACCGAATACCGTGAGGCTCCCAAGAATTTGAAGGAAGCGCACGCGCTCAAACAGCCGTTCAATCCTATCACCGATTTCGATGCCGCCGGTCTCTCGGACGCCGCGAAGCAAAAAGCTTTCAATCCGGTGGACCTGTTCATGCAGTCCCCGATTGAAGTGCAGAACGACCCCGCCGTTCGCGACAAAGTCGCTGACGCGTTCATGCAGACTTGGGAATACAGCGAGAAGCACCCGCTCGAAGGAATTTCTGTCGGCTCTGTCGGCAAAGCAATCGCTCATTTGGGCAAGGGGATTTTCGACTGGGCGAAGAACCACCTTGACGTGGTGACTTCGGCGGCGGGCGGCGACAAGCAGGACGCGACGACCAAGGCCGCAGAAAACATTTTGGAATTGCAGTTGGCCGCGACGCAGCTTGGCTATCAGGGCGAAGACTTGGCGAAGTGGGTTGCTCGGCGCGTGTTCAAAGAGAACATCGTCAAGCCTCTCTCGGCATATTCTCCCGAAGAAAAAGACAAGGCGCTACAGGACGAGATTGACCGGCGCAAACTCACTCAACGGATTGTCGAGGGCAAGACTTTGAAGGGCGCGGAGAAGTTGCCGCTCAACGCGGAGAAGATTGCTTCGATGGCTGGCGCGGACCCGCTCCAGTTCCTCGCGTTCGAGGGCGCGGGCGCGGGATTGAAGACCGCAGGCAAGCTTGTGCCCGAACTGGGTGAAGCCGCCAACATGGTCACGGAACTGGCGTCCAAGGCAGGCCCCAAAGTCGCCGGGACAGTCATCAAAGGAGTCGGCAAGACCGCTGAGGTTGCCGCGAAGCCTGCGGAGTTTGCCGCGAAGATGGTGGAGTCCACTCCCGGCGAGTATATCGCGGCGCACATCCTCGGACCTCCCGGCGTCATCGCCGCCAAAATCATCGGCAAGGCCGGAAAAGCGTTGCCCAAGATTGCGAAGGCCGGAACCAACATCGGCGAACAACTCGGCGAAGGAATCACCAGCAACACGGCGCAGGCCGTCAAGGATGCTTTGGAAGCGGCCCCTCACGCGCTCCGGTCAGTGCTCTCGGGCGCTGCATACGACGCCGCTTTCGCGGCACCAGCGAAGTCCCCGGAGGAACGCGAAGGCATCGGGCTCGGAACGGCTCTCGGTCTCGCAGGCGGGGCGTCAAGGCTGGCGTTGCACGGTATCGGCGGGCAGTTGGTGGGTGAACGCAAGGGCGCATTCACTCCCAAGGATTCGCAGGTCTTTCACGACACTTACAACACCGGATACGAACATCACCAGTTCACGGACCCCGTCTCGGCGCAAGTCGGTCTGGCGAAGCTTGGCTTCTCACCGGAAACGGCGCTTGACTATTCCCAGAAGCGCGGCGGAACCGTTACCACCCCCGAAGGGAAGAACATCACGTTCGCGATTGGCGCTGACGCCACTCCGCACGAACCCGTTCACGCTTGGAAGAAATCTCTCCCGGCGGAGGAACAGGCGCGGCTCGACAAGGAGACCCGCGCTCGGTATTCGGATGACGAATTTCAGCAGGTCAAAGACAAGTATGCCTCGCAGCTTGACCCGAAAGGTTTCGACGGAAAGAACGCGGACGAGATTTTGAAGAACGCGTCTCCCGGAGAGTCGGCGGACGCCTACGCCATCAACGAAATCCAAGCGGAAAATTTGATGACGGCGTTGAAGGCTGGCCCCGGAAAGGGACTGCTCAACAAGGCCGCGAAAGTCACGGCGAAGGTTCTCTCGGCTGTCGGCGTTGAACCGCTGGCGACCCGAACGTCCCAGTCGGAAGCTTTACAGTTCCCGCTTAAACACCAAGAAGTTGAAGGGCTCAAATCGGCGCTGGAGGCAAGCAAACCTCCCGGCGGCGCGGAGATTGCCAAGACCAAAGCGGCGGCTCGAAATGTCGAAGGGCTCGCAGACCAATTTCCCGACAAAGCGGCGGCGATTACCACTCTCGGCGAGGCTCAACCTCGCGGCTCTGGCGTCAAGCTGACTTACGCGGCGGCTCCCGGCGAGACTCCAGCCGACATCCAATCGGCCAGCCCGCTATCAGGGCGCGGTGCGCGTGCGGCCTCGGTCGAGGCGGCTCGTGAATTGCCGACTTGGGCTCGCAACCCGTGGTGGAAGACGTTCTTCCCCGACCGGACTTTCAAGACCAAAAGCGGGAAGCTACAGACCGGCGGATGGGCTCCCGAAATCTTTCAGGCGAACGCTTACCGCTTCGCGAAGGAAGCCGCTCCGCACGACGCGATGCGGGCCGTATCGCCTTACGAGATTGACAAGGCGACCGGCTTCTACACCCCGGACGCATGGAAGGCGCTCACTGCCGACTTGCAGACCGCCGTCAAGAACTGGCGCGACGGGCGCACGGCCTCGGGCACTCCCGTCGTCGTCCCGGACGCGCTACACCAGCAATCCGGCGGACAGATTTACCAGCCGCAGGTTGGCCCCGGCGGAGGCGCTCTCGACACCGCAAAAGCGGATTTCATTTCTCACTTGATGGGGCACCAACTCCCGGAGACGCCCCGGCTCGCGAAGACTTTCCCCCTGAACGTCGCCGGTCAAGATGTCTCGGCGGCGACCATCCCCGGACGTGTGGGCGGTCCCTCACGCGGCGAATTCGGGACCTACGGCCAATCCCCGGAGGAAATGGTCAAGCAGCGCGAACGCGCAGAGGAACACGGCGTCACAGGGCGTCAGCTTCTCGAAGTCAATCCGTTCCGTCTCAAGATGGAAGCGGCGGCGAAGGCGGCGGGCGTCAAAGCGCCGAAGCCTCTCAGCGTTTACCAAAAGCTGAACCACGAGAGGATTCTGCGAATCGAACACGCTCCGGGCGAACCCGAATTTCGCGGCAACACGCTGACACAGGCCGCAGGGTTTGAACCTAGCAAGTATAAAGACGTTCGCTGGTTGCAGGACCGGAAGAACGAAATCGATGACGAAATCACGATGCGGTTGAATGAGAACCGCAAAGCGTTGGACGCCGGAACCATCACCCGCAAGCAAGTGCTCGGGACCTTGCAAGACCAGCGAAACATTTTGGAGAGGCAAATCGAAGGGCACCCGGACGTGCGCGAACCGGGACCGGCGTTTCAAACGATGCGGCATCTGCCGGGAGTCAAGTTTGAACCGAACCCGCAGGTGGAACAAGTGGCCAAGGATTACATGGAATCCAAGGGGCTCCCGTATGCTCCGCACCGCGACTACTTGCCGGTGAACGAGTCCAAGGCGAAACAGATTGCCGACTTCTACGAGTCCGCGAAAAGCGAACCGGAGAACCCGGAAGTGAAGGCCGCGTATTCGGCGTTCACCAAAGAGATAAAAGACCAGTGGCAGCACCTTACGAATAGCGGCGTCCATGTTGAACCTTGGGACAAAGAGGGGCAACCCTACCGCAACTCGGCGGACATGATGAAGGATGTCCGGGACAATCACCACCTGTATTTCTTCCCGGTGGACCGGGGATTCGGACCGGCGGGCACCGAGTATCAGGCGGGACATCCTATGCTGGCCGACTCAGGCATCACGGTGAATGGAAAGCCGCTCGTCATGTCGGACCTCAACCGCGCCGTTCACGACTATTTCGGGCACGCTCAACAGGGATTTGAATTCGGGCCAAAGGGCGAATACAACGCGTTCCTAGCGCACGCCAAAATGTTTTCTCCCGAAGCGATTCCCGCGATGGCCGCAGAGAACATCGGCCAGAATTCTTGGGTCAACTTCGGGCCACACCTGCGGGACGCTCAAGGGAACGTCCCCAAACTGGGGGAGACCGGATACGTTGCTCCCGCCGACCGGAGTTTCGCGCCGCAGAAGGCGACCATTATCCCGCCGAACCTGTTGCCTACGCCTGCCCGCTCCGGGCTAGAATTCAAGAAGTTCTTCGCGGACGTTGCCGCCGGGAAATTCGGGAAGTCCGATGTCCCGTTCGCGCCGCTACAAGATTTGTCGGACGTGAAAGCCGTGGAGGATGAACGGTTGAAGCACTGGGGTAACTTCGAGAACCACATTCAGCGTTCCATCCCGATGTTGCACGAAGAAAAGACGCGCCTCGCGGACGGGGTAATCAAGACCTACGGGAAGGGCGCGACGCTGCTCGACATCGGCTCGTCCGAAGGCGATTTCGGGAAGGCGATTTCTGCTCTGACCGATGGGCGGGTCAAGACCGTTTCCCTCGACCCGAATCCGCAGATGGCCAAGGATTTTCACGACATTTCCAAAGTCCCCGGCGCGACCCAGACTGAGGATTCCTTTCTCAACAGCTTTGAAGATAGCGGCAGGACGTATCCCGCGCACAACCCGGAGAAGCCGTATGACGTAATCAATGAGGCCGTCACGTTTCAATTCATTGACCCGAACCGGGACGCTCAAATCGCGGAAGTCAAGCGGATGCTAAAGCCGGACGGCGTCTTCACCACCGCTGAGAAGTTCAAGACCAAGGATTGGGCGGCGAACGAGTTGAAGAAAGACCGGGACTACAAGAACAAGTATTTCACTTCGGAGGCGCTGAAAGAGAAAGAAAAGCGCGTTGGATTCCAGCAGTCCAAGGAAGAAGAAAAAGCTGTCGGCATGGTGGACAACATGGCGACGGACACCGACTTTGAAAAGACGCTACAGAAGCATTTCAAGCACGTCGTTCAGTATTGGGACTCTGGAAACTTCAAGGGCTACGCGGCCAGCGACGACCCCGCGAAGCTTTCGGAATTGGTGAAGAACATCGGCGATTTGAATTCGGAGTTTAGCACCGTGCAGACGCCTCGGCCCGTCGCGGCGAGGTTTGAACCGGCGACGCAGGCCGGGAAAGACGCGGAGAAAAAGGGCTTCACGTTTAAGCTGCAAGACCACGGCGCGGGCGTCATGGAATTGTCTCTGGAGACTCCAGACGGATTACAAGTGTCGTCTCTCACGGCGTCACAGACCGAACCCAAACTCGCGAGTGTGGATTCCGTCATCACGAAAGACGGCTACAAAAAGCAAGGGCTCGCGGAAGCACTCTACCGGGAACTGGGGGCGCACTTGCAGACCAAGGGCGTGAAGGTTCTGGGCGGAGTCACTGTCGGCGACGCGCCGCGCAACATCCGGGAACGGGTCTTCGGACCTCCGATTCGGGACACGCGGCTCAACTCGCCGGGGATGGACGCTCGCCGGACCTACAGCGCCGTGCGGCCTGAGACGCAGTTTGAACCTAGCAAACGGGAGGAAGCAGGACCTTGGCAATCACTTCAACTCCACAACGTCGGTGTGAACGGGCAGGTAGAGGGGACTGGCAGGAAGCCGGGGTTCACTATCTACGAGTTTTCGTCTCACGCAGCAGGACAAGGCAACGGCAAACAGGCTCTCACCAGCCTAAAGAAACAGTTTGGGAAAATCAACGTAATAGACCCCGGCCAGCCGGGGACACCCTCTCGGTCGTTCTGGGACCACATGCTGAAATCCGGCCATGTGGACTCACTGCTCGACGCCGATGGAACGCAGATAGCCGGTGCCAAGCCGCAGTTTGAACCGGCTTCGGCGGCTGGCGCGGAAGGCAAAGACGCCGCGAAAGCGGAGAAGGCTTGGCAGGAAAAAGGTTTCAAGTCGCCCTATTTCAAGAAATGGTTTGGCAAAAGCAAGGTGGTGGATTCTGAGGGAGAACCGAAGATTGTCTATCACGGGACCACCCACGAGTTTGACCAGTTCACGATGGACCGTGCGAACGTGGAGAACGCTTTCGGCAAAGGATTCTATTTCACCGATGAAGCCTACGACGCCTCGGACAACTACGCGGGCGTAGGTCCTGATTTGAAGAACCGAATCGAGAAGCGTGCAGAAGAAATTCTCGACGGGGGTCTTGGAGAAGAATCCGAAGAACGCGCCACGCGTCAGGCGACGGAAGAACTGGCAGGAAACGCTGACCGGACCATCGAGGCATATCTCAAGATGGAGAACCCCGCCGTCATCAAGGAGAACGGCGGCACGCAATTCGAGTATCACTTCGACGAAGACACGGCCACTGAGTCCGGCACCGCGATGGACTTGCACGCCGCGATAATGGAAGTGGCTCCGAAGTTTGGAGTCGATGGCCAAAAACTGTGGGGCGAGGTTTTCAAGAACGGTGAGGCTACGGCCTACGACGTTCACAACACGATTCGCAAAGGGGAATTCTACGCGGATGACCCCGATTCCGGCGACTCGGCAAATGGAGAAATGGAAAAGGAGATTTATCGTCACATGGGTCACGACGGCATCATCCTCCACAATGCCGAAGAAGAATATCCGGGGATGCACTTGGGCACCGAGACCACGCACTACATTGCGTTCGACCCAACGCAGGTGAAGGCCGCGAAGAATCGCGGGACCTTTTCCAAGACTGACCCGCGCTACAACTTTGAACCGGCCAAGTCTCTCAAGACGAAAGAAATTGCCAGCGACATTTGGGAGAAGGCGAAGGCGGGCGGCGGCTTCACTTACAACCCCTACACGCGCCAGTTTGTTACGACCGGCTACTCGGCCTCAATCTATCCCGACCACTCGCTCATTATCGACCCGAAGGATTTGACTCAGGCGACGCTGGAGAAGTTCATCGAAGACAGGAAGCATCTGTTGACCCGCGCAGAGAATTCTGTCGGCGGCTGGCTCAATCCCGAAAACGGCAAGCTGTATCTCGACGTTTCTTTCACCACGCCCTCACGTCCGCTCGCCGAATTCGCTGGCCGTGAATACAACCAGATTTCGATTGGTGACTTATCTCGGTATGCCGCCGGTGACGCGGAGAACGGCAGCATCCCGACCGGCGGGACCGGCGAACCGATTGAAGACATGCACCCCGCGCACCAGCGCGTTGAAGAACTGCTCAAGGATTTCGACTGGGAACAGCCGGACCTTTTCGGCGAACGCCCGCAGCAGGAGTTGATGCCCGGAATCGGGACCCGCGCTCCGCTTTCCTCGAAAGACATCGGCTCGATGACGAAGGCCGAACTGCAACGGCACTTCCCGGAGGCTCTATTGCCCAAGCGCCGGAAAGACCTCATCAACTACGACATCGAGAACGCGCCGCGCTGGAAGGGCAAGGAACGGGAAGACGCGACCAACGTCGCCGCCGATGAACTGGAGAAGTTCGCCCGCACGCGGCTCCACACTCAGGAATTTCAGGACGGCTTGAAGTGGTATTCGGAATTCGTTCCGTTGCTCAAACGCGCCTACGGCAAGTCCGCCGAAATGATGGCACAGCTTCTCGCCGCAACGTCGCCTCGGAATTCTCCTACACCGAATTTCGCGCTGGCCAACGATGCAATCGAAGGCTACAAAGCCGGACGCTTCGACAAGCAAATCAAGAAGTATCTGGACGGTGCGAAGATGCTGGAGGCCGGGACGTGGAAGTCTTGGTATGAAAAACAGCGCAAGGCCGGTAAACTCGTCAAGCCTCGGGATAACCCCTCGGACGCCGCTTTCATGGCAGAGTGGATTGACGCACACGCCCTCGAACCCCGGCAGTCGAACGGAAAACTTTACGGGATGCACTCAGTCCCAGTTCTACAAGTCATGGCTGGAAAGTGGCTCACCGAGAACACCGGACCCAAGACTCTCCAATTCGTCAAGAACCTCTTGGGTGTTCATCACGGCGCGACCATCGACGTATGGGCGGCGCGGACCATGCGGCGGCTAGGCCACGAAGGAATTTCCAAGCAGTGGCGCATCACTCCCGGCAACGAGACCGGAGTCAGCGATACCGACTTCCAGTTTTCTCAGGAAGCTTTCGAGAAGGCGGGTCGTCGTCTCGGCGTGAAGCCGGACGCACTGCAAGGCGCTCTCTGGTTCGCGGAGAAAAAACTTTGGGCAGAACGCGGTTGGGGACGGCTCGACTTCGGAGACTTTCGCAAAGAAATTGCGAAGCGTGAAATGCTCAACCAAGGGATTCAGACCCGTCTCGCTGAGTCCAGTAAACCAACGAAGGCGGCGGCACAAACGTCGCTGCTCGACCTAGTATCCCCCCGAAATGAACGCTAAAGAAAAGAAGGAACAAGACCTGTTGCACGGCGCGAAGTTCGCGACCAGCGAGACCGTCGCCAGCAATAAATTCTTGGACGAAGTCCAGAAGGAATGGCTGGAGTTGCAGGCCGCGAAGGTGGACCGTGTCACTCCGCGCCGGGAACGGTAACTATTACTTGTATGCCACTCACAGCAGACGATTTAAGCCCCTCGATGACGCCGCAGCATCCGGCCCCAGACATGGCCGCAGAATCCGCCCCTGCCCCGCAGGACGGCGCGGTTGACCAGCCAGAGGAACAGGCGGCGGCGCTGCCGCACGAGATTTTGAAGATGCCGACCTTCATGGCGATGCTCTCCGGGGCACCCCCGGCGGTCTCGGCGCGTATCGGCAAGGGGCACGACGACAATCCGGCGTTTGAAGTCATCAAGAAGCACAAGGATTTGCTCCAGCAGGCCGGTTTTGGCTTCTACAAGTCCCTATCGGGCCATTTCGGGGTGATATACAACAGCTTGTATGTCCATCCCGAAGACATACTAGCGGCAGATAAGGCCGGTCAACTCCAGCACATTGCACCCCCGGCGGACGCCATCCGCCACGCAATCGGCAAGTCCGGCCTCGCAAACCCCATTTTGCGGGTCCAGAATCCTCCGGGCGGTCCAGCACAGCAGAAGTCGCTTGCCCCGCCCCAGACGGCCTCTGGGCTCTTACCCGTGCCCTCGCAGCAGGCGACGCCGGGACCGACTGCCGGGGTGCAGGACAAGGGCCAGCAGGCCCGATTGACCTCCCTCAAGTCCGGCGGACCTCTCACCGGCCCCTCTCCGGGCGCTGGACGGCTCCTGAACAACATCTTGAAGCCGGTAGTCTAAACCCCTCCCCCTCCTTCACCCTTTGAAAGCTTTCATCACGGGAATCACGGGACAGGACGGCTCATACCTCGCGGAACTGCTTCTCGAAAAGGGCTACGAAGTTCACGGGATGATTCGCCGGTCCAGCACCATCAACACCGGACGCATCGACCACATTTTCGACCGGCTTCACATTCACCACGGCGATTTGCTGGACGGAAGTCGCGTCACCAATCTCATCGCCAAAATCCAGCCCGATGAAATATACAATCTCGCGGCGCAATCTCATGTGAGGGTTAGCTTTGACATGCCGGTGTATTCTGTTCAATCGGGGGCGATGGGAACCTTGACTATCTTGGAAGCACTTCGAGAATCCTCAGTGCCCGCTAAATTTTACCAAGCCAGTTCCTCCGAAATGTTTGGAAAAGTTCTTGAGACTCCGCAGAAAGAGACCACCCCATTCTACCCACGAAGTCCCTACGGTTGCGGGAAAGTTTTTTCCTACTGGGCTACCGTAAATTATCGTGAGGCTTACTCGATATTTGCCTGTAACGGAATCCTGTTCAATCACGAGAGTCCCCGGCGAGGGGAGACGTTTGTCACTCGTAAAATTACTCGCGGAATTGCCCGGATACTTTCCGGCCAGCAGAACGAGTTGGTTTTGGGGAACATCGACGCCAAGCGCGATTGGGGACACGCCAAAGATTACGTAGAAGCCATGTGGTTGATGCTTCAAGCCGACCAGCCGGACGATTACGTGATAGCAACCGGAGAGACTCACTCGGTTAGGGAATTTCTCGAATTGGCTTTCGGTCATGTGGGTCTAAGCTGGCGGAAGTATGTTCGCATTGACCAGAAATACTTTCGCCCCACTGAGGTTGACTTGCTGCTTGGGGACCCCAGTAAGGCGAAAGCGAAGCTTGGCTGGACGCCTAGCACTTCTTTCCCGGATTTGGTCCGCCAGATGGTTGACGCCGACAGGCGCAACCTTGGTGTTTAAGCGGCAACTTCTCCGCTTTCGGTTTGAAGGAGTCCCATCCACTCGACGGCGCTTCGTCTTCCCGGCCTTCCAGCCACTCGATTGCATTTTCAATCGACGAGCGTTGGTCGTCCGTGTAATCCTCTAAAAACTCGTCCGTGGTCGTGTCAATCTCACCTTTGAGGGCCTCGATTTCAAGGTCGATGTTCCGGTGATTGTCGTCCCCGAACATTGAGAAGTGCGGCGCGTAGGCTTTGCAAGCTTCGAGCGCCTTTATCTCGTCCTGAATTTCCTGTGCGCTTTTGTCACTCATGGTTTTTTGTATGCTGCGTTTACGGTTTGCCAAGCAGCAGAGCACTTGCCCTGCTTCCGGCTTATTCGGACCTTCTTGCTTGAGGCTTGAGGGCCGACATCGATTGTCGTGTGTGTCTGTGCTTTCATTAAAGTTGGAAGGCTGGAAAAGACCACGTCTTATCTGTGTCATGTTACTGGCCCAACTTCTTGCACTCTGCGTGCGGGTGTGAGCCACAGCCTATACGGTTACTTCAAGACCAAGTGCCCCTTGTTCAAGTAGGCGTCAGAGCGAATGTATCGCTTGTAATAGCCCCGGTTGAAGCGCAGGTTGAATTCAACCTTGCAGCGCGTGACGGTCCCGTCGTCCGGGTTCACTTTGAATTCGAGGATTGCGCCGCCGACTTCCATCCGCAGGCGTTTCTTCCGGGCGAAAATGGTCTGGTCTTGGAATCCCGGCATCGAAATGACGTGGATGTTTCGTTCAACGCAGTAGTTGTGAACGTGGTAATGGCCCAAGACCAGAATGGCAGGCTTCTCGCCGCCTTCCAACGACTCGACAATCTTTTGCGGGATGTAACTGCGCGAATACGCAGAGCCGCCGCCGGGGTGCATCAACTTGAGCATCGTCGGAGACTTGCCGATTTTGAATTCGATGTCCGACTCGACGTGCCCGATGTAGTGCAGGTCTTCCCGGCCAAGTTCCTCGGCGACGTGCTGGAGGTATGCGCCGATGTTGAACCCCGGAGCGAACCACGATTCGTGGTCGTCGCCGGTGATGAAATAGGTGTTGATGCCTTTGCGGTTGGGATAGTTGTCGGCGAAATACTTTGCTTGGCCGTCAATGGTGGACGCGAAGACAGACTCGCCGTTGATACGGGCGACGTAGCCGTCAATGGGATTGCCAGCGTGCAGAACACGATTGATGCCCTCGGCCTTGAATAAATCATACTGTTGGTGGAGTGCTTCCAGCCGTTCCTCTTTGCAACACAGGTGAGTGTCAGCGACCAGACCGATTCTGACCCAGTCGGAAGAATCGAGACAGGCGAGCGGCAATCGCCCGAAGTCCGGCTTTTCGAGGGACTTGGCCTTCTCGGGATGCGCGAGTGAGTCCAACGCGTCCGGCTTGACGGCCTTCGTATTGGGGGCGGGCAGGCCCAAACGCTGCATCTGTCCCCGGACGGATGGAGCGGGGCGGTTGAGCGTCACCGCTATCGACTCCACTGATTTGTTTTCCGACAACAGGTTGGTCAGCGTTGCAAACTCCTGTTCCGTCCATGTTCTGTTTGTCTTTGCCATAATTAGTTTGTTCTGCGCGTTGTTTGAGGAACGCAATTACCTCTGGCGAGTTTTCCTTGCCCTGAAAATTCTTGTCAAACTCCGCGAGTGCTTCCTCCGGGGTGCGACCTATGCCGACCAGCGCGTTGTTCAGGTCCCTCTCGTCACCGAGAATCGCGACCCACATTTTGCCGTCCGCACTCTTGGCCAGCTTGGGCCGGTGTTGATAGTGCGGCGACGCAACTTCCTCGGCGGCGGACGCGTGCGCCTCGACATATCGGAGATTCTGCGCGTGCGACTTTTTGAATTCGTCTTCGAGCGCCATCTGATAGTCAACGGACCACCGGCGGTCGTCCGAGAGGATTTCGTCCAGCCGGTTGCACGCCTTGATAAGAGTGTTCTCCAGCGCAATCCGGGCCTCGGGATTCTTGGGGGCGTCTTCACCCTCGACGAAGCCGCGCCACGGATTGATGAGCGCGGTCACAGTCATCGAGCACACTTGCAGCGCGTTGGCCAGTTGGCCGGTCGTTACTGCTTCCCGATTGGGGAAGATGAGTTGTGCCGTTGGTTGCTTTGCCATAGTCTCTTTCACTGCCCCAAGTGTATCACACGGGGCCTCGGTTTGTCACATTCTTCGGAAAGTTTCTGCCGCCCATAGCCAGAGCCATGCGGCATCGACGCCGTTGTCATCGAGTTTCTGCGTCTTGAAGTGCGGATGCTTCTTGTAGAGAGCCCGCGCCATCGCAGGCTTGTCCGCCGCGCCGTAGCCCGTCGCATACTTCTTCAACGACATCACGTTCAGGCAGTCAATGTGCTTGGTGCCGTGGAAGTGCGCGAACAGCCAGATGGAAGCGCGGAGCGAAGACCAAAGCTGGCACTGTTGCGTGTAGCTTTGGAACTGGACATCCTCGAAGACGATGATGTCCGGCGCTTTGAACTGCCCGTAGGCAAGGTCAGCGAGAAACTTGTAGAGGCGAATCGGGCGAGGGTCCTGCCGCCGGTCCATCCGGCGCTTGCGGAAGGCCGTGATTTCTTTATCCTCGGCCAGCCGGATTGCCCCGGCCTTGGGAATCTCGCCGATGTCACCAAGGCAATAGCCGGTGACAGTCGCGGGGTCTAGTGCAAGAATCTTCATTTCAAATCGAGCGCGTCTTCAAATCCTCTGGGTGTTTCCCTCTCAGATAATAGTTCCCCGTTTCCGCCCCTTTCTACATGCAGAATCGTCCGGGCCGGACCCATTTCCCGGCGGAGAATTGCCAGCGCGGACGAGTGCGTCATCTGGACGGCGGAGCGGGACACGGCCAGCATGTCGCCGATTTCTTGCATGTTGAATCCCAAGTCATAGACCAGCCGCAGAACCATTCGCTGGCGCGGGTTCAGCCGGTCCGTCATAAGCTGCTTGAGCGGTGCCCACAACTCGCGCATGTCAACGCCCGCGAAATCAAACTCAACGGTGCCGCCCTGCGTGTTGGTCTCGTAGAATTCGGCGGCGGT